CGAGCGCGAGGCCGCTCACGGCTTCGGTCGATACGTCGGCGGCGGCCGGCGGCGCTTGCACGATCGACGTCGCCCGCACCGGGTCCTGGAACCCGAACTACATGGTCTGGCACGACAGCTTCGACACCGAAGCCAAGCGCAAGCTCGCCTTCGAAGGATCGCCGTCGCCGACGCAGGTGATGATCCAGGCGGTGCCTTACGACAACACGGCCGATGTCCCGGTGGAGCTGAAGTCCACCGCCGACCTCACGAAGGCCTGATACGAGGAGCGAAGAAGGAAGACCATGGAAGTCGAACACACTCATTTTTCGACGAGCACGCTCCTCGGCGTCATGCGCCAGATGGAGCCGATCCCGAACTACTGGCTTCAGAGCTATCAGTCGACGTTCCGGTCTCAGACCGAGGACATCGACTTCTCGAAGATGACGAACAAGCGCAAGATCGCGCCGCTCGTCGTCCCGACCGCTCAGGGCAAGCCGATCTACGACGCTTCCGAGCGCATGTTCTCGGTGCGGCCGGCCTACTCGAAGCCGAAGGACGCTGTCGACGAGACGCGGATGATCAAGCGGCGCGCCGGCCTCGGCGAGCTGATGACCGATCGCCCGCTGACGCCGCAGCAGCGTTACAACGCCATTGTCGCCGACATCGTTCGCGAGCACCGCGAGGCGATTTTCCGCCTTTGGGAATGGCTGGCGGCGCAGGCCTCGCTCTACGGCAAGGTCACGCTGGAAGGCGAAGCCTACCCGCGCACCATCGTCGACTTCGAACGTGCGGCCAACCAGACGATCGTCAAGACGACCGGCACCTATTGGGGCGACCCTGGCGTGTCGATCAAGAAGGACATCGAGTCCTGGCGCTTCCTGGCGCGTCGCGCGAAGTTCGGCGGCCCGCTCAATCGCATGACCGTCACGCCGCGCGTTTGGGAAGTCATGCGCCAGGATGACGAGCTGCGCGAGGAGATGAACCTGAACTATCGCACGGCTTCGACCTCCGGGACGAACCTGAACTTCGGCATTCGCGAAGGTCTGGACGTCGAGTATGTCGGCGCGATCGGTGGCAATCTGCGCGTCTTCGTCTACTCGGACTATTACGAGGACGGCGACGGCAACCAGATCCCGTTCATGCGGGACGGCGATGTCCATCTCGAAGGCCCGAACCTGATGGGCACCCGCGCGTTCGGCGCGATCCGGGACAAGAAGGCGCAGTTCCAGGCGCTCGAAATCTTCACGAAGATGTTCGACGACGAGGACCCGTCCGCGACCTTCATCCTGTCGCAGTCGGCCCCGCTGATGGTGCCGATCAATCCGAACGCCACGGTGCTCGCGTCGGTCCTGCCGGACGAGTGAGACGCCTAGTCTCGGCGGTTCGCCGCCGAGGCTTCCACCCCTTGTTTACCCTCAGAAGGAAGAGCCGTTATGGCGAAGAAGGAAGCCTCGACCGGCGTGAAGGCCATCGCCCTCGTCGCAATCGAGTTTGCGGTCACGGTCGGTCAGCGCCGTACCAACGACAAGCCGGCGGTTCCGCCGAAGTTCAAGCGCGTCAAGCCGAACGACAAGATCCTGATCACCAGCGAGAAGTTCGAGGAGCTGAAGGACCGCGCGGTTCGCGAGGCGACGAAGGACGAGAAGTTCGGCGAGTTCATCGATCTCACCGACATCAACCGTTCGCCGAACGACGCCGAGATCTCGGCCGCCGCGCGTTCGCAGGCGCAGTCTGTCGAGGGCGCGGACAGCGGCTCGGCTTCGACCGACCAGACCTCGAAGAGCACGACCGGCGGCAAAGGCTCGAAGACGGCCAAGGCCAAGACCGAGGGTGGCGAAGGCGGCGAAGGCGGCGAAGGCGGCGAAGGCGGCGAAGGCGGCGGCGAGGGCGGCGACGACCCCGACAACCTCCTCGGCTGATCATGTTCGACTTCGCTGAAGAGAAGGCGAAGGCAAGGCGGGTGCTGCATGAAATACTGCGGGTGCCCGCCTATCTGTTTCGCAGCGGCGATACGAATCTCGATCCGATCGAGATCCATGTTCGGCCGCATATCAAGTTCGCCGAGATGGGCGATATCAAGGGCACGTCGTTCGCCTATTCCGAGCGCGAGACGGTCCAGCCGAAGATGATCTTCTGGCGCGACGAGATCGAGCCGAAACGCTTCGACGTCGTTACGCTGAAGGACGGAACGGCATATCGTGTCGACAGCCTGGAGCCGCCGGACGGGCAGACCGTCAGGGCGAACATCGTGGCGCTGTCCAAGTCCGACGCCGAGAACTACGATAGGCCGAGCTGATGGCTGAGGGCTTCGCTGTCTTCGTCGAAGGCCTGAAGGATATCCCGAGCGCGCAGGACATGCACGAAGCCCGCCGCCGCGCGGCGCGGATCGCGACGAACGATACCGCGACCTGGGCTCGAACGCGGTCGCAGCGCGAGATCGAGAAGCAAGTCGCGTTCCCCACCGGCTACCTGAATCCTGCCGGCGGTCGACTGGCGGTTCGCAAGCGCGCTTCCGATAGCGACCTGGAGGCGATCGTGACGGGCCGGGGCCGGCCGACGTCGCTCGCCCGGTTCGCTCGCGGCACCTTGACGCCCGGCAAGCGAGACGGCGTCACGGTCGAGGTCGCGCCAGGGCGTGCCCGGTACGCGCGGCGCATGTTCGCGATCAGGCTGCGCGCCGGCAACGCGGATCTCGAAACGAAGAGCAACCTGGGCCTCGCGATCCGGCTGAAGCCCGGCGAGACGTTGACCGGCAAGCGGTTCGCCGTGAAGATGAATAACGGCCTCTATCTCCTCTACGGCCCGAGCGTCGATCAGGTGTTCGACGACGTGGCCGGCATGATCGCACCCGACGCCGCCGAGCACATGGCGGCCGAGTTCCTTCGAATTGTGGATCTGAAGCTTTGATCGTCCCGTTCCGCCTCGCCGTGTTGATCGCCCTGACGAACGTCCTGAAGACGGTCCAGTTCACCGCGCCGATCGGCATGCCGGCCGAGGAGACCGACTTCTCGCTGGAGGACATCAGCCCGCAAGAGCCGCGCGTCTTTCGAGGGCGCGTCTTGTTCGGCGACAACGATCCGCTGCCGATGATCTCGATTCTGGAAACCCCGCTCCAGCCCGATCCGAACGTGGAGCCTGCCGGCGGCTCGGCCGCGATGAATACGTGGCAGCTCGTCATCCAGGGCTTCATCCCCGATCAGCCGGTCAACCCGACCGACCCGGCGCACTTCTTCATGGCGGCCGTCAAAGCCGAGCTGGCGCGGCAGCGCCGCCGCATGGCCGGCCCGACTGACGACTACATTCTCGGGATCAAGGAAATCGACGACTTGACCTGGAATGAGGGCGTTGTGCGCCCGCCAGACGAGACTTCCGCCGTTGCCTATTTTTGGGTTACGGTTTACGTCAAGCTCGTCGAGGAGATGATGAATCCCTACGTCGAAATCTGAAGCGCGAGGACGAAAACGCGATGGATCAGAAACAGTATACCCTCGGGCGCGGCAAGGTCTACTTCTCGCGCTTCAAGCCCGGAACCCGGCTGCCGGCGGGCTTCCTCTACATCGGCAACACGCCCGAGCTGAATTTGACGATCGAGAGCGAAACGCTCGATCACTTCGATTCGGACGAGGGCGTTCGCGAGAAGGACGATTCGGCCGACCTTCAGACGAACCGCACCGGCACCATGATCTGCGACAACATCGCGCCGGAGAACGTCGCGCTGTTCTTCCTCGGCGAGGCGTCGAAGCTGGCGGTCACGGGCGCGACCGGCCTGACGGAAACGGAGACGGTCAGCCCCGACTACTTCTATCAGCTCGGCGTGACCGAGAGTTCGCCGACCGGCGTTCGCGGTGTCGACCCGGCTTCGGTCGTGATCGAGGACGCGGGCGGCGCGGGCTCGACCTATGTCCTGGACACCGACTACACGGTGAATAAGGACACGGGCATGGTCCACATTCTGCCGACCGGCGCGATCGCCGCCGACACGGAAGTCGACATCACCTACGATATCGTCGCGTCGACCCGCGCCGTGGTCCTTTCCGGCTCGAAGCCGGTCGAGGGCATGCTGATGTATATCGCGAACAACCCGAAGGGCAAGGATCTCGACTATCGGATGGCCTACATGAAGGTCACTCCGAACGGCGACTTCGCCCTGAAGGGTGACGAATGGCAGCAGCTCCCGTTCAACCTGGAGATCCTGAAGCCGACCAACGGTGCCGCGATCACGGTGGACGGCCGGCCGGTCTACAGCTAAGGTCCTCCTCGTCAACTTTTAGGAGGCGAAGGAAGCATGGCTGGTTTGGCCGACCTCAAACTGTCGGTCGAGGAAGTAACGCTCGCGAATGGTGGCAAGATCACCGTTCGCGGGCTTTCTTTTTACGACTTCACAAGGCTTTGGGATGATCACGGAACGGCGGTCTCGGCCGTCTTTGCTGAGGTCACGCAACGAACGCTGGACGACGACGTCGAGTATGACGAAACCGGGCAGCCGATTCCCCAGGGGATCACGAACGCCGTCGTCAGGGACGCCCTGATATCGGCGGCCAGGGGCGCGCCCGAGGCGGTCGCGCAAGCGATCGTCCTGGCGAGCGACGAAGACGGCAACAAGGCGGCCTACGAGGTCGCACGCCGGCTCCCGATGTCTGATCAGGTGCAAGTCCTCTTCAAGGTTTTCGAGCTGACGTTCGTCTCCGAGGACGAGGTAAAAAAAGTGATGGAGACCGTAGCGAGGGCGATGACGGGCCTGTCGAGGCTGACCGTGATCGCGGCCGAGAGCTGACGTTCAAGAGTTGGCTTTGGGGCGTCAGGGAAAAGGTCAGCCTCCTCCTCGAAGCCGGGCACCCCGACGCCCGGCGTTATCCCCTCGGCATGCTTGCCGACGAGGCGGCTCTTGTGAGACGCCGCCGCAACGGGATAATGGTTTCGGAGGCTACCCTGATTCAAACTGCGGTCTCCGCTTTGCTATCGAAGAAGGGCGGTTCGGCCTTTAAGAGGCTGACGAAGAAACTACAGGAAGGGTAGCTCGGGCATGGCGCGGAAAGACGTTGACCTCGTAATCCGCGCCAAAGATCAAGCGTCCAAGGCGGTCGACACGATCGCCGACGCTATCCGAGTGTTGACCGGCGAGACTGGCGATCTCGTCGGGTCTTCCGGCAAGACGGCTTCGGCGATCGGTCAGCTCGGCAAGTCGTTCGGCGACCTCAATAGGGCGTTCAAGGGCCTCACGGCCGGCCAGAAGATCAGCGCCGAGTTCGACAAGGCTTCCGGTGCGATTGCGAAGCTGGAAGGCAACGTCGCCAGCGCCAAGGCTGAGATCGAGAGCCTGGGCAAAGCCGAGCGCGAGGCGGCCGAGAACACCGATCGGCTGAAGGCCAAGCTCGACGAGGCCACGACCTCGCTCGGCAAGCAGGAAGCCGCGCTGGCGAAGGCCAAGTCTCAGGCCAAAGCGCAGAACGCCGCCTACAAGGAAACGGAAACCGAGCTGGCGCGTGTCGTCGCGCAGCAAGAAAAGCTGCCGGCCGCGATCGAGAAGACGTCGGCTAAAGTCGGCGAGGCGCAGGCCCGGTACAAGCGGCTGACAGCCGAGATCCAGAACGCCGAAGCGCCGACGAAGCGGCAGACGCAGGCGCAGGAATCCGCCGGCAAGGCTCTCGCGACCGTCAGCGCCCGCCTGGAGAAGCTGCGCGCGGAAGAAGCTCAGGCGGCCGACAGGGCGCGCGAGCTGGCGGCGGCGTTGGAGGTCCAGAAGAGCGCGGCGGCGGAAGCTGCGGCCGGCCTGGAGCGCCAGCAGAAGGCCGTCGCGGACACGAAGGTCAACGCGGCCGAGCTGGCGAAGGCGTCGAAAGAAGCGGCCTCGGCGCAGGCGGGCGTCGTCAACGCGGCGGCCAAGGCCCGCGACGCTCTCGATCGGGAATCGCAGTCGCTCGATAAGGCGAAAGTCGAATTCGATCAGCTCCGCGTCGCCACCGGCCGGGCTGAGGAAGCGATCCAGCAGTTCGTCGGCCAGGGCCGGCAGTCGCTCGAAGAGGCGGTTCGCCAGCAAGCCTCGGCGCTACGCCAGACGCGCGTCGAGTTCGACGCCAACGAAAAGGCGGTGCGCGAGCTGGCGGCGGCGGTCAAGACCACGGCGCAGCCGAGCGAGAAACTGATCGGGCAGCTCGCGGAAGCGCGCGGGCGCTCGGCCACTCTTCGCGGCGAGATCGGCGCGCAGTCGGCCGCGCTCCAGAACATGCGCTCGACCTTGGCCGCGACCGGGCAGAGCTACGAACAGATCATCGCGGCGCAGCAGCGGTTCGAGGCCGCCAGGGCGTCGGCCGCCGGCCGCGTCGTCGATCTTCGCAGCGGCGCGGGGCTCGCCGTCCAGCTCGAAAAGAACCGCGAGGCGACCCGACAGACGGCCGCCGCGCTGCGCGACGCTCAGGGGGCCGCCAACGGCCTCGGCGCGGCGTTCGCTCGCATGGGGCCGCCGACGCGCGAGGAAGCCGCCGCGATGGCGCAGGCTCGCTCGGCCGTCAGCTCGACGCGCGAGGCGATGATCGCCAATATCGAGGCGACCGGCCGGATCTCGACGGCCTATCGACAGGCCGCCGCCGGCACGATCTCGTTCACCGAAGCCGAAAACCGGGCCAAGGCCGCTTCGTCGGAACTCGCCGGCACGCTCGGCCGGATCTCGGCGACGACGGCGCAGACCAGCGCGGCCATGCGCGAAGCGGCGGCAGCGGCCAAGCAGGACGCGGCAGCTCTCGGCGAAGCCGCTCGGGATGCCGAGCGCGTGTCCCAGGTTCTCGGGACGGGCCGGCAGCAGCTCTCGCGCGCGGCGACGGAACGAGCGCAGGCGCTTCGCACGGCGAAGAACGCCCTGGCGGCGAACGAAGCCTCGGTGCGCGAGCTGGCGGCGGCCGTCAAGGCGACGTCGGGGCCGAACGAGCGGTTGATCGGCCAGCTCGCCGAGGCGCGGGCGCGGTCGACGACGCTTCGCAGCGAGATCCAGTCGCAGTCGCAGGCCTATCGCCAGATCAAGGGCGTCATCGCCTCGACGACGAACGAATACGATTCCCTTATCGCGGCGCAGAACCGGGCGGCCTCGATCAAGACCGTCACGGCCAGTAATGTTTCGGGCGCGCGGCAGTCGCAGAGCATCGCTGCGGACCTGGAGCGGGCGCGTGAGGGCGCACGGCAGGCCAAGGTCGCGCTCGACGAGGCTCGGGCTGCCGGTGACGCTCTGTCTGATGCGTTTAAGCGGATGGGGCCGCCGACGCGCGACGAGGCCGCCGCTATGGCGCAGGTGCGCGCTTCGGCGACCGAAGCCAAGGCCGCGATGCAAGCGAACCTGACGGCCGCCGGCCAGCTCGGGTCGACGTTCGAGAAAGCGTCCAGGGGCACGATCAGCCTCGCCGAGGCGCAGAACCGCGCGAAAGCCTCGACCGGGCAGCTTTCGGCGTCTCTGTCCAGGATCAGGGCTGAAGCCGGGCAGACGGCGTCTTCGGCCTCGCGCGCCGCGAAGGGCACGCGGGATGTCGGCGACGAGGCCGGCAAGGCGAAGCCGAAGGTCGATAGCCTCGCCGAGGCCTTCCGAAAGCTGTTCGGCGCGCAGCGTCAGTCGCTCTCGATCGCCGGCCGTGTTCGCGCGCAGCTCGTCGCCCTGGCGTCGGCCTATGTCGGCCTCTACGGCGCGATCAGCGGCGTCAACAAGACGATCGACGCCTTCAACGTCAAGCAACGGGCGGAAAGCCGGCTCGGCGTCGTCTTCAAGGGCGACGAGGGCAAGGTCGCCAAGGAACTCGACTTCCTGCGGCGCACGTCGGATCGTTTGAAGCTTTCGTTCGCGGATCTCTCGGACGAGTATTCGAAGTTCGCCATCGCCACGCAGAACACGAATCTGGAAGGCGCGAACACCCGAAAGATCTTCGTCTCGGTCGCGCAGGCGGCGCGCGTCTATAAGCTCGACACCGAACAGGTGAAGGGCGTCATGACGGCGCTGTCGCAGATCGTGTCGAAGGGCTCGATCCAAATGGAAGAGCTGCGCCAGCAGCTCGGCGACCGGCTGCCCGGCGCGCTCCAGATCCTCGCCGATGGCATGGGGATCACCGTCGCGCAGCTCGTCAAGCTGACGTCGGAAGGCAAGGTCTCCTCGGACAACCTCGTCAAGTTCGCCGACGCTCTGGACAAGCGCGTCGCCGGGCAGCTTCCGCGTTCGCTGGATTCCCTCTCGGCGAATTTCGGGCAGCTCTCGAACAATGTCTATCAGGCATTTCTCCGGCTGGCCGAGGGCGGCTTCATCCAGGAGATCTCGCGCCTTATCGAGAACGTCAACAAAGAGCTTCGGTCGCCGGAGTTCCAGTCGTTCGTCGATCGGGCTTCGGCTGGCCTTGCGTCGCTGACGTCGCTCGTCACGGGCCTTGTCCAGAACTTCCGCCTCGTCGGTGCGGTCGTCGCGGGGCTCGTAGGCGCGAAGATCGGTGCCTGGGCCGTTGACGCCGGCCGGGCCTTCATCGCGCTCCGGGGCCGGCTCGGCGAAGTCGCGACGGCGCTGAAGACGGTTCAGACGACCTCGACGGCGGCCGGCGCTGCGGCGGCGGCATCGGGCGGCCGGTTCGGCGTGCTCTCGCGCGGGGCCGGTATCGCGGCCGGCGCGGTGCGCGGGCTCACGCTTTCGATCCGCGCGCTTCTCACGTCGACCGGCATCGGTATCGCGATCACGGCCGCCTCGATCGCGATCGGCTACCTGTCGACGTCGGCGAGCGACGCCAACGAGACGCTGAATAAGCATCAGGAGCTTATCGACAAAGTCAAGAATGCCTGGGACGCTGCCGCCGGCAGCACCGAGAAGTTCAACGCCGCGATCAAGGGCATCACGACCTCGCAGCTCGAAGAAAACCTCCTGAAGATGAAAGAGCTTCTTCAGGATATCAAGTCGGAGGCCGACGACTTCTTCGACCTGACGCGAATCGAGGCGAAGAGGTCTGCCTACAGTTGGGTCTCCGGCTCCGAAGACGCGCAGCAACAGTACGACGCGCTCGAAAATCTCGGCGAGGCGTTCGCCAATAACTCGATCAAGGCCGAGGATTTCAAGCGGCTCCTCGACGAGATCGCGCGCAACGCGGCGACCGACGAGATCCGGGAGTACGCCCTGGCGCTCCAGGAGATCGCCGACCGTGCGATCGAGCAAGAGAAGAACGTCAGCGACGCGCAAAAGGCCCTGGAGGCGCAGAACGGCACGGCGAAAGACTTGCGCGGCTCGCTCGACGAGCTGACGGGCGCGGTCGACAATTCGGCCGAGGCAATGGAGGCGCGCGGCGCGAAGGCGGCCGAGGTCTTCAAGGGCAAGCTCGACGAGATCCGCAAGCTGATCCCGGAGCTGAAGCAGCAGCTCGACGACCTCGCCGACACGTCCAAGCTCGATCAGATGATCCAGGGTCTCGGCATGGGGCCGTTCCCGGAGGACGTTCAAAACCTGATCAGCCGCGCCCGAGGCGAAACGGCAATCGGCGGGTCGTTCGAGAAGACGGCCGACGCCGTGCTGAAGGCGGCGAACGGCGCGGAAGCCGCTGCGATCCTCCTCCGCAAGTTCGAAGGATTTCTGCCGACCGCGCAGCCGGACTACACCTACCGGAACGGTGTCAAGGTCAACTCGGGCTGGCGGGGCGGCTTCGGCTCGGACACAA